ATAAGCATTTCTATAATAATAGTTATTATATACTTTTGGTCTTAAAGAGTTTACATCTATTAGAATTGTATCTCCTTCATTAGTTACCCCTAATACTTTTACAAAGGTAAAGCCTACCTGTGTTGATGCGCATCCATAGATTAATAAAATAAAAAATAATACTAGAATTTTTTTCATTTCTTATCTATTTCTTTTAGTTTACTTATTGCCCAATTTACTCCAGCACTTCCACCCCAAGCATCCCACATTAATCCACCACAACCTTCTGAATAAGGAACATCTTTATGTTGTTGATGTCTTTTAAAAGAAGCCATTCTTGAAATAGTATCTCTTGATAAAGGAGATTTAGATGCTATCATATTGGCTCTTTTTTTGCCAGTAGCTTCTCCACAAGAACCCCATCCGTTTTTTTCTACCCACTTTAAAACTCTCTTTGCATTATTAACTGCTCCTTCAGGATAGTCGTTATAGCTTTCTAGTTCTACTTTATTAAAAGCATCGTAACAAATAGCTATAGCTTGGTCTTTTGAATGATAAGGCGTAAGCATAGGTACGCAACGAATCATAAAATCGCTTTGCTTTTCAGATGATTTAGGTTTAGGAATTGGCATACTTAAATCCTTTAAATTGGTGGCATCCTTCTCCTTTTACGCTTACCTCAAACTCTAACCAATCTTCAGATTCATCATACCAAAGAACATCTACTAAAAAACCAGAATCTCTTAATCCAAGTCTAGCGAATAAATTATCTGAATCAGATTGTTTATCAATAAACTTTTCAGCTAATGCTTGAGTAGGAAAAACATATTTCCCTACTCTTACACTTTTCTTCTTACTTTTTTTCTTTGCTACTTTCTTCATCTTTAGGCATAGATTCGTTTAAGATTTTAACAATCTCCTGTGCTTGTGGTAAATAAGCAATAGGTAAAGAGTTAATAACTTGATTTACTTTTTGAATTTGTTCTTCTGTAATTTTCATAATATAGGTTTTTAAAATTTGTATTAAATATACAAAAAATATTTATATTATTCTTCTACTGGTGGAACAGGTTCTCCAACTACTAACTGAATAGAAGAAGGATTTACCTCTTGTTCTATTTGTGCATCTAAACCAGCTTTTAAAGAAGCTACTTCTTCTTCGCCCATTGCTGATTCTACCCAACCTTGTACTTGTGCTTCTGTTAAGTCTGCAAAAGGAATAAAGTCAGATATATCGCTAACATCTAAACTTTGTGTTCCATAGCTAGAAGATTGATATGCTTCTCCCTCTGGATTTAATTGGTCTGATACTGCTAATAAATTCCAATGTACGTTATAAACGACATCAGCATAAGCTCCATCTTGTGGGTAAGCATCGACTACTTTGCAATTCCAAGTGTAATTAATCATAATTTTTATTTTTATTTATTTATTGTTATTTATTTTTTTTCGCATTGACATTCTAATGCTTCTAATTTTGCAGATAGTTCTTGTATTGATTTAACTAATAAAGGAACTATTTTAGAGTAATCTACTGATTGCATTTCTTCTGCATCTTTTTCTCCTGAAACTGCTTGTGGTAATACTTCTTCTAACTCGTGAGCCATAACACCATAAGACCTAGAATCATCTGCTTTCCATTTGTAATCGTAAACAGGTATTTTAGAAACTAAATCCAAACCTTTAAAGTCTTGTAAATCTTCTTTTAATCTGTAGTCTGAAGATGTGTTAAAAGATGTTGAAGAATTACTACGAGTTATACTACCAACAGAACTTCCGTCTTGTGCTGCAAATAATATAAAACCTGTTTGAGTTGAATCATCTTCTATTGTTATTCCATAGGTAAAATTACCTAAACCTGCATTATTTGATATTTTTAAAGCAGATGTTGTAGTATTACTAATACTAGCATTTTGAATTGTTCCACTAGCTGTTATTTTTAGTCTTTCAGTTCCATTGTCTTGACCAGCTGTTGAGCCTGTTTTAAAAACTAAATTTTGTGTATCAACACCAATAACAGCATCAGCACTATTTCCAGCAAAAAGCATTAATGAACAAGTATTGCCATCTGAAAGAGTAATACCAGTTCTTGCGCTATTTCCATTTGACACAGTAAATCTTGAAAAAGCTGTAGAAGTACCTAGAGTTAAATTACCATCCGAAGTTATACGCATTCTTTCTGTAGGTGCAGAAGATGCAGCGCTTGTATAAAATTTTAATGCGTGTCCATTAGAATTGTCAGTTATTAAACCTTCAATTATAGCACCCCTTGAAAGAGGGTCATTAGCAGTTCCGCTTAAATACATTTTAGCACCAGACCCAGTTGTTGAATTTACACCACCTGTTAAAACTAAAGCATCATAACTTGTATTACTAGCTGTGCCTGGATTTATTTTTACTAAACCAGAACTGTCTATACGCATTTTTTCTGTGCCACCTAACTCAAATTTTAAATCATTGTTAGATAGTTTTATTGAGCTTGTAGTTGTTGAGTTGTCATATTTTAAAGAAGCTTCGTTAGTAGTAGAATCTATAAGGATAGCAGCAGCTCCACCAGCAATTTCTAATTTTTCACTCGGTGTCGAAGTACCCACGCCCACATTTCCAGCATTATCAATTGTTAATCTTTCATCAACTCCATCTGAAATATTAAATCCGTTATTATATGTAGCTAAATTCCATTCATTATTGCTGTCTTTAACAGACAAAGAAGCACCATTAGAACCTGAATTTTGAACTTGTAATACTTTACCCCATCCTTGAGGATTATCTATTGTTCCACTACCTACTAAAACATTTCCTGCAACTTCTAATTTTTCACTAGGACTCGCAGTACCCAGACCCAAATTACCTGAAGCATCTAGCCTCATTTTTTCACTTCCTGCAATACTAAATTTATAGATACCACTTGCAAAAGTATTTTCAAACATAAATTGAGTATTACCATCTGCTGAATAATCTATACGACCTTGAAAATTATTATTTCCACCTAATCTTATAGCACCAGACAAACTATTCGTTCCTGCTGATGACCACCCTTGAAATATTCCTTGTGCTTGTGAACTACTTGTAAATAGTCCAGTTCCTGTTACTGATATACCTGTGCTTGTAGTTTCAAACTTTGATGAATTATCATAAAATAATTTGACACCTGCATTTCTATTAAAATGTGCAATTTCTTCATTTGTTTCACTTCTAAAATAAATACCATCTCCATTTGTTTTTACATATAAATGTCCTGTTCCTGTATCTGAAATATAACTATCAGAACCATCGTGATATATTTCTAATCCATCTCCTGAAGTTCCATAAATAGATTTTACATTGTCATTGTGCGTAGTATTACCTACCATTAATCCACCAGCTAAAGGTAGAAAAACTCCTGTACCTCCAGTAGTTACAAAGTTTGCTGGTGTTATTTGAACGTTTTCTGCTCCATTATACCCTACAATGTGAGATACATCACTAGTGTCAGTTTTTAGTACAAATTCGCTAAATTTTTTATTTGCCATTTTATATTATTTTATATTATTTTATTGAAATTCTGTTATTATAAATTCGTTATTCGCTTCTGTAAGAAGGTAATCTCCATTCTCTGCTATTATCTCAAAGAATGCAGTAGGTGTACAATCTACATATGGCTTATAAACCAATCCCCAATTGACAGTATTATCGCAAACTCCATCTCCCCACCAAGTTATACCAGTCGGCTTTATATATATGCTTCCCCACATTTATTTATTTTTTTTATTTTGTAGTTTATAACTACGTTCCACGTATTGTTTTCTGTCCACATATTCTAAATACCTTTTTAGTTTTACAATATTTTCTTTTTTTTGTTTATATCTTATAATACCCATCCACCAAAATCTGCGTTAGCTGTATCTGGATAAGTATCGTCCTCTGTGTTAGAATTATACTCTGGATACGTATTTTGATTATATACCATAAAGTCTATAAAATTATTAGTATAAAATTGTGCTATATCTCTATATTTTTCTACTAAATAATCAACTTCTTCTTTATCTACTGTTACACTACTTTCACTTGTGTGCTTATATACGCCACCATTAGCTACTGTATAAGCAGCAAAAGGCATATAACATACTAAAGCCCAATAAATAGTCATAGGCTTCACGTAAGTCTCTAAAAGTGTCTTATATGAAGCGTTAGCTGGGTCGTTTATAGTTCCAGCTATAATTAAATCTTGTAACTTTTCTAAAAGTTTTGTTCCTAAATAATTTTGTACCTCTGTATCTTGGGCAATCTCTACCATATAGATAAACTTGTCTGGGTCTACATTACCAGAAAGTACAGAATACCTTTTAATGTCTTTAGTTGTTATAAATAATGCTTTTGCCATTTCTTATCTTATTTAGGGTACGCTCCTCTATTAGGCATATTCTCTGGCGCAATTCCAGCTTGTTTTGACCCTCTTGGGTTTTTCATATAACTTTTAGGAATAGTTCTAGTCTTTTTATAGTTTCCTAAATTCTCTGATGGCTCTGTATTGCTTTCTAGCCTATATAAGACCTTTTTCCATTTGTGTCTACAATATATTCCACCTTTAAATTTAAACAAGTCGTAAGACTGTCTATTATGACCCAGTTCTCTATTAACCCCTTCCCTTGATGCTTTATCAATATCTTCAATAGTCCATACAATACCACTAGCTGCCATATTCATCATATTTCTACAAAAGTCTCTTGTTGAGCTACTTGCTTTTGATGAACCTATTGCGTAAGTGTATCTTATTTTGTATAATCCGTTTTTAGAATCTAAATAACTAAAAGAACTTCCTTTTTTCTTGGAATCTATTTCATCTTTTAACCCTAACAAACCTTTAACTTTAGATAGTGTACTTTTCTTTTCGTTTATTAAGTAATTTGCCCAATCTTCATTGTCTATGTCGCTATCTTCATCAATCTCATCAACAAATACATATTCTTCTGACATTTGTTCTCCACTTTCTGATAAATGACCTAATACATTTTCAACTTCATCATCATTCATTTTTATAGGAACACAATTAGGTACTTTTTTACCATTTTTCATTTTCATACCATATTGCTCATATCCAACTTGACAAGGTTTTTTCAAGTCTACTACTTCATCGTGAGACTCACAAGGCATATAATAAACAACTCCATCTTCTTCGTGTTCGTGATATCCCTCACATCCTTGCTCTAAAGCTTTAGCTTCTGCTT